CTTTGGCACGTTTTCATAGTTCGTTAGCTCGCACACTGCCTCGTTATCGCTTAATCTAACTATCACCCAGCTCATGCTCACCCTCCATACCATCAGCCCATCCCCTAGCTATTAGGGCTGCACCAAGAATCTCTTTGCCGTGTTCAGCGAGCAGATAATCAAAGCCGCCGTAGTAGTCTAGGGCCGCCCCTATCGTTTCCATGTCGTCTGCTAACTGGCGCAGCGCTGTTATGAGTTCGGGTTTTGTTGGCTGGTTATCTGTAGTCATTGTCTCACCTCAATTAACGCATTATTTGCAATATTCCACGTTGCCGAAAGTTTAGCGCCATCACCTGCAACTATTTCTTGATGCTGCTTGATGTCACTCAATGCCTTTTCCAGCTTTTCGATGTGATCTGCAATTTCTATAGCTACGTCGTTTTTTCTGGCTACGCATTCATACAGCCATTGTAGTCGTCTATGATTCATCACTAACCTCTTTATGAATACTATCCGCATACGCCTGAATTTTAGCTTTCTCAGCCTTTCCGGATGATACTGGCACTAATACATTGCGAATCTCTTTAACGCCGTTAGCGGCTCTTTTGTCGCGTTCTCGCTGTGAAGTTTCTTTTGTTGTTAGTGGGCGACTCATGCAGCCACCACAACATAGTCAGAAAGAGCCTTTGCCGCGCCATTTCTCGTCAAATACGTGCTTTGTATTGACTGTATTTTTTTACCGATAGCATCCATGTAGCTCATCACTAGATCGTCAGTAATCTGCTCTGGCGTAACACCGTCCGCTCTCATCATATCTGCAACCCATTGAGCTTTTATTTTAAAATCGTTAGTTAGTGTAGTCATTTTTTTTTCGCCTTGTTTCTGTAGTTAATGTAAGTATTATACAGTCACGCGTGACTAATGCAAGCACTTTATCAAATTTTAAGCAAAAAAAAGCCCACCGAAGTGAGCTAAGGGCTATAACAGCCGAGGGGAAAATCTATTGTAGCATCAAAATGGGATGTCATCGTCAAATGAATCCATTACCTGTGCAGGCGCACTATGATCCCCTTGCGGCTGGCCTTGTGGATGCGCTTGCTGTTGGTATTGCTGTGGCTGCTGCTGTGGCTGCTGTTGTGGCTGCTGTTGTGGCGATTGAGTTGGTGCAAGCCCTCCACTAGCTGTTTTTTCATGCCCTGCTGGATGCTCAGCTCTGCCGCCAAGCATTTGCATTTCAGAACCCACAATCTCTGTAGTGTAACGATCTTGGCCGCTTTGGTCTTGCCATTTACGAGTGCGTAACGATCCCTCAACATAAACCTGCGAGCCTTTTTTTAAATACTCACCGGCGATCTCTGCTAACTTATTAAAAAACACAATTCGATGCCACTCTACCTTTTCCTTTTGTTCGCCCGTTTGTTTGTCCTTCCAGCTCTCAGAAGTTGCCACACTAATGTTGGTAACTGCGCCGCCCGATGGCATATATTTGACTTCTGGGTCGTTTCCTAAATTTCCAACTACTGTTACGCGATTAACGCCTCTCATAAATACCTTCCTATTTTATCTCTGTTTCGGTTTTGGTTGTTTAGCAAGGCGTGGTGTCTAGCGTGATCCAACCTTGTCATTAACTCCAGATTATCTATATGATTATTTGTCTTCACTTCATCCTTATGATGAACGCACTCGTAGGAATACAATCTACGTCCTATCTTTTTCGTTCTCCGTTTACCGCAAAGGTTATGTGTTTAATTTCGGGATAGGCATCCAGTGGGTGACTTCCCACTGGATAGCCCGATACTCGCCGAAGTTGTCACGTTCCATATTTGTAAACCACTGCTTATATTTGTGACTGTAGTGGCCGCAACCGCCTTGTACTATTACGGGTTCAGCGTCCTTTGGTAATTGTTCATTAACATCGATCCATTCACACATAACAACATCATCAATTTGACTCATTCCGCTTCGCTCCATTCTCAATTTATGTATGGGTTATAAAAACTTCATCTAGCTTTTAGTCTTCATTACCTCGAAACCTTGCCTCTTTAAAATATCAATAACCTCAGAAAGGGTATCTACTAGCTCATCATAACTCCACGAGTCCATGCTAACCTGTCCATCTTCTTCTAGGCAGCCAGAAACATCGAATCCCATAGTACCTAAATCTGAAATATTTTTTAAATGCTGCGGATAACTGCTCATTTTAAAACTCCGTAAAGTTATAACAACGTAATTAATTTGAGCAACTCCGCGCTGCTCCGTTTCAAAATTATTAATAGGTTATTTTTCACGCTTTGCCTTGCGCTTATCTTTATCGACCGCCTCCTGCAATATAGCCCTAAGCTCAATGCTTTGATTTGTCTTGTTTTTTATTGCGCGATCTATTAACACCTGCTTCTGGTCTAATGTCACTTCTTGCCTTGCCACATACGCCATGCTTATTCTCCCGTTGAATTAAGCTAACTATAACAGAATATCGCCTTGCGTCAACTTTTATTTAACTTTAAAAAAACTTTGACAAAGTTAAGTTTAAGTATTATAGTTAGCGAACTAAAACAAAAAACACCGAGGGAATATTATGAGTGGCGAGCCTGATTTTAAATCAATAACAATACCAGAAGACCTATATATAACAGACGTTAACTGCCTTTTTCAGTGGTCGGACGATAACTATCCAAAAGACGTTAAAGCGGTATGCGGCAACCCTGAGCAACTTATGGACTGGATAGCACACAACAACTACCACATTCAAAGCGTTGACCGTCAGGGTAATGGCTTTTTTAAACTGCAAATACACGACTACAACGAAATCTGGAACGCTACTATATTGGTAGTTAACGAAGCCACGGAGATACGATAATGGCACTAAAAGCTATATCAACTACTTACCGATTTGCTTGTGACGAAGGCAAGAAACTTAACGCTGAGATAACAAAGAATATTTTGCAAGGCTGTAATCTATCGCTTGGTTTCGGATATCGTAGCGTTGAGTTCACCGTCTCTGACGACAACGACACACGAAAAGCACAAAATCTAAGGAATGCACTATGGTACGCACAAAGAGAAATATAAAAATATTGGTGTGGGTTATCTCAGCGATAGCCTGCATTCTATTAATACCTTACATGGCAGAAATTTATGAACTTAATCAATAAAATACCAACATGGCTAGCAGTAAGCATTATCGTAGCTTGCTTGCTGGTATCTGGCACCATTGAATACAACTTAGAATTACAACAAATAGCAGGAGAAAGACAATGAGCGAATTGAATATATATCAGCGCGTAAATAAGATTATGGAAGAGTGCGACTATATTAGGAAAGGAGCGGCAGGACAAGGTAAGGGTGTAAAGTATGATGATGTGATCGCTATGCTTCGATCACTTTTGATAAAGCATGGCGTAGTAATGGTGACTCATCAAGTGGGCATGGAGTGCCTTGGCAATGTGGGCGACACAAAACAAAAGATTTACCAAGGAAACTACTTATTACGGCTTGTGAATATGGATAAGCCAGAAGACTTTATTGAGCACACTTGCGTAGGTCAAGGTATGGATGCGGGCGACAAGGGGCCGGGCAAAGCTCATACTTACGCAATGAAGGTTATGTTAGTTAAGGGCTTCGGTATTGAAACGGGCGAAGACGAAGAAAGCAGATCAGAAAAGCTAGAAAAATTAAATGTTATTAGCCAAGACCAATACAACCAATTAGCTCAATATTGCGTGAGCGGCTCAGAATGGACTAAAACAGGTCAAGCAATGATGTCAGCATATAAAGTAGGCAGTATTGCAGACTTGCCAGCGTCTAAGTTTAACGAAGCAATCGAGAGAGCCAAAAAACATGCAAATAATAAATAATATTGACCAGGGATCTAGCGAATGGCTTGATCTTAGATTAGGCTTTATTACTGCCTCAAAATTTAAAGACGTGATAGCAGGTGGTGCGGGCAAAACTCGCAAATCTTACATGCTTCAAATAGCCGCAGAAATCGTCACAGGCGAACGCTTGCCGACCTTTAGTAATTCAGCAATGGAGTGGGGTACAGCTACTGAGCCGCAAGCTAGGTCTATGTACGAGCTAGAAAACTGCGTTACAGTAGAAGAGATAGCTTTTGCATATTTTGACGATAAAAAAATAGGCTGTTCACCAGATGGTTTAATTGGCAACGATGGGCTAGTTGAGTTTAAGTGCCCGAATACTACAACCCAGATTGAAACATTCCTATCTGGTAAAATGCCAACAGGCCACAAGCCGCAAGTGCAGGGTCAGCTATGGGTAATGGATAGAGATTGGTGTGACTTCGTTTCATTTGATCCTCGAATCAATGGAGCGTCCAGCTATTTCTGCCAGCGCATCTATCGAGACGAGGAATACATAAAAGAGCTATCCTCCAAGTGCGACCTATTTTTGGGCGAACTTGGAGACTTAGTGGAAAAGTTAAAATAACCAAAAAGGCGACTACGGCCTGCACTGGGTCGCGGTCGCCTGATTGGCTTAACGGTAGACTTTGTAAGCTACCCCGATAGTTTTATTTATTGAACTATCTGCATTGCATAAACTGTTAAAGGTATTTACAGCATCAGTTACTCGCGCTTATTTGCATGAAGTCCGTGGCATTTGACCCAGCCGTAAGCGCACCAGCTGCAGAGTTCTGCATAACTACTCTAATAGTATCCCCCGCCGACAGGTCTCCGAGAAATACAGAGCCGTCTTGATAAGTGTCATTTTTGCTCACGCCAACCGATAGCCCGTTGAGCTGTATGTAAAACTCTGAATTTGCTGTAGTCAACCCTGCTAGCAAGAACTGAGCTTTAACAAACACACTTTTAAGCCCCCCAACTGGAACCGTAAAAACTCCAGCCGTGTGCGAGCCATTGAATCTAGATAGATCATTACCCGCTCGCTCATCAGTAAACGCTAACACTGTTGCTGAGGCGTTGGGTACAGATTGTCCAGCAACATTAGAGTAATAACCGATTAGCCTGTTTGAAAAGTGAACAGTCCCGCCGATTATTGTAGATAAACCGGTAAGAAATTTATCACCAAAAGAGCCTTCATCAACATATATATCGCAACCATCATTTCCTGCAATAACATTCGATACAGCTCTTGGGTTACTTGCAAAGAACTCATTATTCGAAAATCTAATTGTCCCAGCATAGCTTGCGTCAGTTTCAGCGATTGCTAATGTTGTGTTAGTGCTTACGCCTTGACACCCGACAAAGCCTATATAGCCGCTGTCTGGAGTAGGCAAAGCTGCTGTATTTTCAGAAACAGCAAACCTGGATCCACACTCCACTACCGCGCCATTTACCAAAATTTTCCCGTACTGGCTGCTGCCGCCGCCGAGGTCAAAAGCTGAGCTAACGCATAGAGCGTTAAAGTCTCCGCCAGTACCACCAGTACTTAGCAGTACGTGTAAAAGCTCACCACCAACTATATTTATAGTTGCTCCATGTGAAACTATTGTTCTTTGTGGTAATGCTTGCCATGCGGCATCACCTGAGCCAGTTAGCGATGCAAGATTACAACCAACAAAATTAACAACGGTCTGCGCTCCATGCGCTTCAACCGCGCTCGGGCATCCGAATGTATGACCACCTCGGATAGTTATTTCACTGACCAAATCCTGCGGGCGGTTAGGATTGCCGAATTTCCACGCTAGGCGAGTATTCACTGGAGTCAAATTAGTTATATCTATAAATGCCGCCTGTTGTCCCACGCCGTCTGTGTAAACCCATACAGCTTCACTGTAGTTAGTGTTGTAGTTGCCGTTGATAAACCAAGCTCCATCAATAGCAACATTCACTACATTTTTTACAGTCAATACGGCATCTGTTGCTACGGTAGCAATGCCTACCAGCGAACCTCGGCCAGTTAACGCTATACCATTTGATAGGTCTAAAGAAACGCTAGTTACATTGTAGTTTCCGCTAATATCTAAAACGCCACCTGTCAGCCGAACATAATCTATCACTGTTTGAACATTAGCTGTTTCATCTGCACCACCCTCAACAGCAAGCCATTTAAGTTGAGTTGGGCCACCATTAATTCTATACCAATACCAATCGGCATCTATGACAATAACTCTACCCGTGTTAGTTAGCCCATGCCCAACTACGTTACGCAACACACCTTGGCCGCCTATACTTTCGTCGGTGACTGTTAGGGTTTGGCCGTCTACCACTTCACTTACATCAATAGACC